CTTCATGGGGATGTCCTCATGTGGCTTATGAAGACATTACTAACATCGGGGTGTACTAATCAACGGGGAGCAGGTCACCACGTTTTGTTCTGTGCTCATCAAATCCCAGGATTTTCATTCTTCATCTCATCGTTGTTTACTGGGAAAATTTTTAGCACTTATCTGAGGTTTTTTCTAATTACCAAAATTTATAGGCATCACTGTTTTCCCATTATCAAGCCCACCAGCGGATGAGCTTTGTAATGCTTACTGAGCTGGTTGAATGTCGATGTAGTATTCCTTCCCCTGCTCGAACTGGTCGAATGCTGCCGGGTTGGACACATGCATCGTCAACTGGCCGTCAGGCGTGTACTTTGACCACGCCTTGTTTTCTTCGGTGTCAGCAGTAATTGGGCTCATGTGGATGGTTCGATATGAATCATCTTCTGCCTTCTGAATTGATTGGCAGAAAAATTTAGCACGTACGGTCATTGGTAATCCTCAGATGTGAAAAAGCCCCGCTATTGCGAGGCTATTGGTTACCCTGTTCGCTGGGCCTGCGCCGGTTGCCACTCGGTTTAAGGCGGGGAATTTATTTAGGCCAGTTGATGAGAAACAGCAAGCCAATGAAGGCACAGAAAATAGCACCAATACCAGCAATGCCAATTATCAACCAGACCAGAATTGTGCCGATGGCTGCGATCATTTGGACCTCACTTCTATTGGTTTCTGGCAGTTCGCCTGCCACGCTTTGTTATGGGTCAGGATGTCTTTCTTCGTCTGACGGTCCATAACATCGATATCGTGATCAGTGAGGTAGATTGGCTTTACCCAGTCACAGGCGGTATCAACCACCACCGGGACGCTTCCACGTGTCACGCAGCTCGCGATCAACATCGTCATCAGGCATATGGTTAACAGTCTGCTGTACATTGCTGGCCTCTTTCGTAACGTCTACCCGGCGTTCTGCAACTGCTTCAGTGGCAGCGGCTTTCTCTTCGGTGTTTTGTTTCTGGAATTTTGCTTCCGTTTTAGTCGTTCCAGAGGCATGACCAAAACCGAAAGCAGCTGCAATGGCCCCAAGAACAGCAACAGCCAGGCCGACAATCATTTCAATACCCATGCTCACCTCACACCAGCACTGATCTTGCCAGGTTAAACAGTGCACGGCGTTTATCCAGCCCGTTACGACCGCCATTGATAAGCAGTGTCACGCGCTCAATATCGCCGGAATGAAGAAGGCAGCCATGAGAGACATAGAACCACGCGGCGGAGCGTGCAGCGTATTCATCTTGTTCCAGCAACTCAGGCTGGGTGACAAGGTCCAGCTTCAGAGCCAGCCCACAGCTGCGGTAATTGCTCAGGCCGGTGATTTGCTTCAGGCCGCGACCGCGATATTTCCAGCCATCGCCAGCAATCTGGTTGCCCAGGTTCTTTTTGCCCCACTCACCGCCGTAAACCAGATTGGCTATCGCTTTCTGATTTGCCGGTTGCGTTGCCGTTCTGCCGAGTGCGGCGGCCTGCTGGTTGGTAATCCGGTGGCTGCCGAAGTTGGGGACCAGGTTTTCCGCCGCATAGTTCAGGCTTTCCACCAGCCGGGTATACCCGCCGGACTCATGCCCCATCTGTGCGATGAACATGGCCTGATCGAGCGGTGCTGTGATGCCGAATTCCTTCATTGCAGCATCGATGCGCGAAAACCAGCGCGAAGCGAGCCCGGCGCTAATACCAGCCGCCTTTTGAAATTGTGATTGGTTCATTAGTGCCTCAGTGCATCAACAAGGCGCGCCACGTTTCCCCGAGCCCAGAGAACGGCAGCACATATCAGGACGTTCACCAGCACCACAAACCAGTGCGATTCATGGTACAGGCCGAACAGATAACGGAAAGGAACGCTGGCGTATACCAGCACAGTGAAATAAGCCATCAGCGATATCAGTGGGCGATGTCTCGCACTGCCACGCTGATAAAACATCAGTGCAATAACGATAACAGCAGAGATAATTGCGTTAGCCAGTGCAGCAGGTTCAATTACCATTCCCCCCTCCTCCGCGTAACCGCGAGAAAAAGCCGAACAGGCTGTTCAGATCCTGGTTATTAAGAAAAGTTAGGATTTTTATACACAGCGCAGACAGAATCACTGCACCAAGTGCATCAAGAGGTTTTTCATAGCGCGTAAAGGCGTTTAGCCATGAACCAATAAAACCAGCCCCAAGCACACCAACAATGAACGATGTCAGGAAATACCCTGTCAGGCGACCGCGCGTAAGGTTTGTTGCTGTCGCAACGTAAAACACCGCACCACCGAAAGCGCCAAATACCACGCCGAAATCGGTATGGGTGAAGACCCCGTAAAGCACGGAGCCCAGCAGACCGCCGCCGAGAACTGCACCAGTACCGGTTAATGGATCGGACATTTAGCCCCCTCTTATTGCTGTGAATCCTCTCAATACGAGGGGAAAGAAGGCCGCTATGCGGCGTTATTGTCACTCTGTCAAAGGTTGAATTGCACCGAGCGTGGTGCGAAGAATTGCAGGTATAAAAAAACCCGCAACGTGGCGGGCTTTTCGAGGTTAATTATCTACAGGCGTTATACTCCATAATCAGAAGCATACAGGGCAGTTTTATGCAAAGTCAACACCAACGTGCAAAAAAGTGTCGCTATTTGCTCCGATCATATTAATAAGTTGTCGCCTTCTCAAATTCTACTGCTGCATGACGCTCCCCCTGGCGCAGAGTGTCCACCAGCATTTCATAGAAGGGTTTCCAGTTGCGTGACCATGAGGATTGATGGAGGTCCGGGAGACGCTTAAGAATGGCACGGTGTACCGTCGCCGAGGAGATAGCAGAGAAGCCATTACCAGAGCAACGTTCACACGTCTTGAAAACCGGCGCGCCGCGGTCTTTTGTGGCTTTACGGTCCAACACTTCGCCTTTACCGCCACACCTGCACCGGGCAAGGATCACTTTCTTTCCTCCGCATGTTCCGCAAACCCTATTCACCAGCTCATTTTTAATCTTCGGCGCCACCACTTCGGCACCGTCGGCGTCGAAAATACCAGGATGTTTAACCACATCCTCATTCCCGGAGATAAACCCGGTACCACTGCAGCTGTGACATGTCACGCTGGTAGCCGCAGAACGGGAGTAATCAGCAAAGGCAAATTGTGCCAGCATCTGCATGCACCATCCGAACTGCCCACCAGCTGCTTTGCGAACATTCTTCGGTGCGACATCCATCGCATATCGCGCCAGCGCCTGAACTGCGAGCTGTTCATCCGTTTTACTGATTCCCGCTTTACCGAAGAACGCCGCCAGGCCGAAGCGCGCACGGCTGCTGGTGGTGCCAATCGCCGCCATTACATCTGTTCCTGTAAGGCGATCCGGAGAGGTTCCTTTCACGTCGTCGCTGATGTGCATGCCCTGAGGGCTGAAATGTTTGAGTGATGCTTCCAGTTTCATACGGTTGCCCCCGCTGCCTTGATGGTTTTAATAGTCTGCATTGCTGGAATGCCTTTCTTTTGAGTAACGTCTGGTCTGGGCTTTCTGCTGTGGAGCTGAACGTTGCTTTGCTAACTCCTGGTCAATTGGGAGGAAGTGCCCGTTATAGAATCGACGGTAGATCGTGCCCAGCTCACCGTTGCGCTGTTTGGTCACGTTAATTTCCGCTATCCCCTTTGCTGGCGACTCAGGGTTATAAACTTCATCGCGATAAAGCATCATGATGAGATCAGCATCTGCCTCAATCTCACCTGAGTTTTTAAGATCGGAGTTCATTGGACGTTTATTTGGCCGAGTTTCGACACCACGAGAAAGCTGGCTCAGGGCAAGCACCGGCGTTTTATTAGATTTAGCCAGACGCTTGAGTCCTTTTGACACCTCACCGACGGCAAGGTCATATCGTGCAGTGCTTTCAATTTTGATGAGCGCCAGATAGTCCACTACCACCAGCGCTATTTCCGGATGAGCCAGTTGTAAGCGGGTCGCAATCTGTTGAATCTGATCAACTGTCAGATCGGTGGAATCAACCATCCAGATGCTACGACCAGTCAGGCGCTCTACACCATTGGTCAGCCTGGCCCAGTCTTCATCGTCAAAATCAGCGGCCTTTTTCAGGCGTGAAACCGACATGCCACCGGCAGCGGATACCATCCGCTCACCGATCTGGATATTTGGCATTTCCATGCTGAAGAACAGCACACCGCGGCCCTGCTCAGAAACTTTGTCGATGATATCCAGCGCCAATTCAGTTTTACCCATCGACGGCCGCGCAGCGATAAACACCAGGTCTGTTGGTTCGATTCCTCCAGTCTTTGCATCAAGCTCTTCAATACCCGTCATGAGGCTTCTGGCTTCTTCGAGGCCGCGGTTGCGTGCATCTACCCGATCCACTACAGCAGGAAGAATGTCGTCGATATGAACTGGCTGAACGGTCTTTTCTTCGAGAGAAATTGCGGCAATGCTGTTCTGTGCAGCCCTGAATGCCGATAAAGCCGCATCACCATTGTGAGCACTCCGGAGATCAGCCAGCGCCCTTTCAATCACAGCTTCGGCATCACGAACAGCTGCATTACGCTCCAGCGTGGCAACGTAGGACACAAGCGCCGACTTGGCCCATGCGATACGGCTCGAGTCCATAATGATTGCGCTGTGCTTTGGCATGTTTTCGCAGAGCAGTACAGGGTCAATAACGCCAGCTCCACGCGCCTGACGGCAGATCCCAGTATAGATTTCCCGATACTGCGGTACCGAGAACGCGGTGGCTGGCACCCTGGAAAGAATATCCAGTACCTCAGGGTCGGCTCCACGCAGAAAAATTGCGCCGATCACCGCACCTTCCAGATCTTCATTTTTCCAGACAGGAGTCATGCTACAACTCCTGACGCGATGGCACGGAAACTTCCCCAGCCAAATGCCAGACGGTTGCGGCCACCATCGGTAACCCGATCCACAATTCTCTCGCCAATCGTTTCTTTCAACTGGTCGAATGTAAGATTGCTGATCAGGATTGTTGGCAAAATGCTTTCGTACCGGGCATTGATGATTTCCTGCAGGATGGTCATTTCAGTCGGGCTGCCGAACTGAACGCCAACTTCGTCGATAATCAGCAGATCCAGTGAAGCAAAGCGCTCAATGACGTCTTCCTCGGTCATTTCGGCATTGTGGCGCCATGTGCTTTTTACCGCTCGGGTGAGGCGCATGACATCGGTGATTTCCACATTCGCAAGGTGATCCCGGATGATGCTCTTTGCCATAGCAACTGCCAGGTGATTTTTGCCGGTACCACAATTTCCTGTCATAACGAGCCCAGTTCCAGCTTTAAGGCGTTCAGGCCAGCTGGTGGCATAACGCTGACAAGCCGCGAGATTTCTGGCGGCATCCTGATTTATGGCCTGGTAGTTATCGAATTCACATGCTTCGAACCGTCGTGCGATCCCGGCATTGTCTATCAGGTCGGCTACTCGCAATGTACGCAGACTGGATTCAATGCCAGCAAGTTCCGCTTTCACACACTCCGGGCATTGGGAGTGCTTAACATTTTCAACGCCTCGATAGGCTTTTCCAGTGAGGGAAATACGCTGATAATCACCATGTTTTTCACAGGCGGCGGCGTGGACGTTCCCTGACTCCCAGCTTCCCCACTGCCACGGTTTTTTGTGTTCCACAGCAAACGCCAGCTCTTCACGAAGCCCTTCGCGCTTTGCCACCAGAGCTTCCCTTTCTTCACGTTGTTTGATACTCAGCATTGTGATTTCTCCTGCTTACCAGTTGCAGTCTGATTGGCCATAGTCTTGTTCACTAAACCCCGAAACCGGCAGTCCACCAGGCCTACCGCTTACCGCACCAGATGGCGCCTGCCATGGCTCTTCGAAATGCCGATCGGGTCCAAAGAAGGTCGCCGCCTGTTTCACGTACTGCGTTCCGGCGCTACCGGTTGCGCGGACATATGCCGCATAGCGATTTACGCCATCCAGCATTGCCACAGTGGTAACACCGTCTTTGATTCGAGCTTTCCAGGCTTTCCAGGCAGCAGCTTTAGAATTACCGCCAGCACGTTTAGGGTATGCCTGCCAGGCCTGCTCGAAGTCGTTGGAATAGTTCTCTTTGGAAGAGCGTTTTTCAGAATAGGCTTTGCTAAACACGCGAATATCTTGTGATTCTTGTTTTGAATTTACTTGTGGATCATGTTTTGAATTTACTTGTGGATCTGGGGTCAGATTCTGACGGGTGAAAATGCCATTTTTGTCAGAATCTGACGGGTGAAAACCGTTTGAACATACAGAATCTGACGGTTCAGATTTTGAAGGGTCAGAATCTGACGGGTGAAAACCGTTAGTCCTGCGCTGCTGTTTCAGCACTGCCACTTTATCCTTCTCAATGCGTGCCAGAGCCTCGAGACGCTCGGCATTCAAATGATAAAGATTGGACGTATTGCGATTACCTTTACGGCGTGATTCACGACGCAGCCAACCGGAAGACTCCAGTTCTGCAATGGCGGTCCTGACCGTGCTTTCCCCGAGCCCCAGCTGGCGGCAAATAGTTTCAACACTCGGATAGCAGACACCATCATCATTCGAGTAGTCAGCCAGGCGTGCCATAATCACAAGTTTGGCTCCCTTAATGTCATGCGCGGCGCACGCGTCCCAGACGTTACCGAGAATTTTGCTACTCATAAAAACTCCTGAACTGGCGTGATTGTGTAGCCGCGAGCTGGCTCAACACGAACTGCAAGCCCGGTATCGAGAGCACCAATTTTTCTCACTTTCAGGAAACCTGCACGTTCAAGGGCCTTGATCGCCTTAAACATTGCCTGCTTTGAACAGCAACAGAATTCGTACAGTACCTGATGATCGATTACTCGCTCCCCTTCTCCATCCATAGATCCGCCCATCAAAATGCGAAGCATGACCAACCGCTGAAGTGGGTTATCGAATGAATATTTACGTACGAAGTCAGAGTGATTCATGATTCCTCCTGCATGCCGTGACATGTCACACCTCAGAACCGCTCTTGAAAACCAACTGTTCTTTTGTAATAACTGGCTTATTCACGAATGACTTTGATGCGCTCTCGATCGCCAATGCCAGTCTGGGGGAAGCATTGCGATGACCATAAGCAATGAGATTCAGGTATCCCGGAGATGTGCCTGATTTTTTAGCAAGATCTGCCCACTGCTCTTTTGTTGAGCACTTACGCCAAGCAAGTAATTGGTTGTTCATTACGGTCTCCTGTTGCAATGAATCAACTTTAGCTTTTTGATAAATTAAATGCAATAATCATTTAGCAGTTTGTGTATTTACCACATTGCTAAATAATGAGATTATTTTGACATGGACATAAAAAGCATACGCAAATCAAACCTTGAGCAGCTCATTGTTGAGTTCCTGAAGCGCGACAGACATACGACAAAAGCAGCTTTCGCAGAATTGTGCGGGATAAGCCCTGCCCAGTTGAGCCAGTTGCTTGGGGGCAATAGCCATCGAAACATAGGCGACAAAATGGCCAGAAAGATTGAACAGGCCTTGGATCGTCCGTTTGGGTGGCTGGATAGTCCACACAATGCTCCTGACAGTATTAAAAGCGAGTTGGAGTATGTCGGATCAGTCCGTCCGGGAGCTGTACCAGTTGTAGGGGAAGCGATTCTTGGGATTGACGGAATGATCGATATGCTAGAGATCCACGCTGGATGGCTACAAATATACAGCGCGGATAGGGATGCCTATGGGCTGAAAGTGAAGGGAGACAGCATGTGGCCACGCATACAGTCTGGAGAATATGTCGTCATAGAGCCAAACACCCAAGTTCATACAGGTGATGAGGTTTTTGTGCGAACAAAAGATGGGCATAACATGATAAAAATCATGAGCAAAACTCGCGATGGCGATTATCAATTCTCAAGTGTAAACAGTGATCACAGGCCCATCACCTTAAGTCCTGATAGCATCGAGAAAATGCATTTTGTTTCAGCTATTGTTAAGCATACGCGTTATGTTGACAATGATGAAATGCCCGCCCTGTAAACCCCATCTTTATCCCCCTCCAACCGACCTGATGGTCGGTTTTTTTATGCCCACCGAAGAATAATATTAAAATAATTATATTATTTATCAAATACATAAAAGAAAAAGTAAATAATTTAGCATTTATCATTTGCATGGCTTTTACCATTTTGCTAAATTCACTTCATCAGCAGACAACGGAGCCTATGAAATGAATGTAGAGCAAATGCTTTCCGAGAACGGAACTGTCCACAAAATTGCGATGGATATTGATCGTGTAATCAATGCGCTTGAGTACGCAGAATCAGATCCAGATGTTGCATATAAACCAGCGGCACTCATTAAAATTTGTATCAATCAGTTAAGGGATAATCTTTCTGTTCTAAACCATGAACTTGGTTATGATTGGCCGGAGAATAAATAAATGAAAAATCCATTAGACATGCTTCATGATATCGTCGCTCAGATTTCCGAAGGCAATACTCTTCTGGAAATGATTTATAAAAACACCGAAGAAATGAACGAGGAAACTGATTGCGGCTTAGCCTGCCTCATTCGCTCTTTCGATAAAACCCGTGAAACAGCTTACGCATACATCGAAGAGTTAGCAAATAATGCAAAGACAGTTACCCCCCCCCATCGGGAATAGAGATGATATTGCCGATGATATTTTTTATGCCACAGTCAGCGCTGCAAAACTCAGGGAACTGGCTCACGTATATAACGAATCATATTTTTCAGGAAAAGACAGTGATGACGCTGATTGCCTAATGGCATCACTTATTTTCGATAATACCATTAAGGTACATGAATTACTGAAAAGCATCGAAATAAAATTAAATTAATTAATAGGTAGTTTAAATCACACCATCCCTGGTGGGGATACGTGCAACCAAATTTCAGAGGAGATTGAAATGAACCAATCTGAAATAGATAGTCTTCTTGAATCAAAAGTTTCGCGGCGTAGGCATTTAAAAAGCCTGGAGTATGGTGTTGGTCATTATGACGTAGAATTCCCCAGCACTATTATCATCGACGGAATAATGTGCCACCACAGCGCTCACCGTCGTTGGAGCGGCATGTTATCTCGCTGCTACAAACCGCACACAGAACAGTTAGAGCACAGTTACGCCGGATGTACTGTTGCCGAAGAGTGGCTGCGATTCTCAAACTTTCTGGCGTTCTGGAAAGAAAATTATCGCGATGGATATGTGCTAGATAAGGACCTGCTACACCCTGGTAACAAGATATATGGTCCTGAATACTGCGTATTTGTTCCCCCAGCACTTAACTTATTTACAGGTGATCGCGCCCGTTTACGAGGGAAATACCCACAGGGTGTTATCTGGCATAAACAGTCCGGTAAGTTTCGGGCACGAATCAACGTAAACGGAAAGATTTCACACCTTGGGCTTTTCAACACCACACAGGAAGCCCACTTAGCCTGGCACACAGCCAAGATGCAACAGGCTAAGGACTGGAAGCCCACATGTGATGAGATTCACCCACTACTACATGCAGGCCTGATGAAAAAAATAGCGGGAATGCAACAGCGATTTACTCAACCACGTTAACCAACTTTTAAATGGGTAAGTAAATGTTAATCGATAAAGCGGCATACAAAACAGCATGTCTTTTCTTTATGGTCTATGGCGACGAGTACCGCCATATATCTGACCTTTTCATGCGTAAAGCTTACGGAGTCTGAATATGCTCAGTAGAGACAGTTCTCTAGAAACCGCAAAAAATACAGCAGATAACCTTTATCAATTAATGGAGTTAATCAACTCCAATATTATTGATATGGATATCGAGCAAATAATTTCCCTGTCTGGCCTCTGCCTTGATTTATCGGCTCAGGTTTCAATGTGGATGGATTCGGAGTTTGAACGCCGTGAAAAACAACGTAATTGAAACTTACCGACGCCGAATTTTAAAGGCAGCGTTATTACGCCACCAGCGTAAAACAGGCACTACCTGCATCGTTATTTCTCTTCCGAAAGGCGGGATAAGTACTGTCGAGCTGACAGAGATATTACTCGACGGACTTTTGTGCCGGTTTGAAAAAATGGCGAGAAATGAGCATGGCCCGGCGGCCGGCGATAAAGCTATCCGCGATCTTTACCGGAATGCAGTTGATGTGAATGGTCATGGCGAATACCTGACTGAAAGCGGAAAGCTGCTGGTTGATGAGCTTGTGGCAGAGCTGGTCGAACATGCGAAGAAAACAGCAGCCATCACGCAGGAGCATTCATGACACTTACAGCGATACGAATTCCTGAGTGGGTTCACCTCAAAGCGGTACACGTTTTAAGCCAGTTCAGGGCAAGGCGCATTCACCCCTGCCGAATGCACGGCTCCGGGAATTTCAGCCTCAAAGTTAACCATCGCTGGCGGCTACTCTCCCGCGATGGCGGCAAGAACTGGGAAGTAATGAGTCACGAACGATACAGCAAAGTTAAGGACCGGAAATGAAAGATAAACGCACCGTAAGCATGATTGACCTGGCCTTAAAGAAACACGACACGCCCGTTGGTCCGTTGTTCGTGGCTCAACGCCATGGACGTATCAAGAAGTGCTTTAGCCGTGACACTGCGATCCGCTATCTGGCGTTTTTTATGACGACCTGGGCGTTTGAAGCCTCAGGTTTTCAATGCAGGCATCATGATGTGCTGGCCGTCCATCCACTGAATCCGGAACTGAATTGCTGGCAACGCGGTGGCGTAACCCATGAGTATTTCATTGCCCACCAGCGTTGCATCCGTCGCCTACGCCGCATTCTGGCACGTAAACGTGAAATGGAAAGGTGGTGCAAGAAATGGGATGCCATGCATGACCGCTACGTTAAAGAACGCGAAGAATTGCAAGCAGAAAAACCGATCGGAGTACGCTAATGAAAATCGAGTTTAACGATTACGGCGCATTGGCAGCAGTGACAATTACCAGCACTATTTTTGAGTTCCGGAAACATAACAGGCTGGTCGATACCACCCTGTTTCTGGTACCTGGTGTAGTCAGCGAACGGCGCGGTAGCTTCTTCATGAAAACGCATATCTCAGGGAAAACCCGTGATGCGCTGCGGGCCTACAAGACAGTGCAGCGGGAGGCGAAACGATGAGTAAAGGCCAACAACCTGCATACCCATGCCCCAGTAACGCAACACCCTTCGGTATGACCTACCGTCAGCATTTGGTCTGCCAGCTCGCTCCGGTACTCGCTGCGCAGTTCTTTGAAAGTAGCGCATGGACCGATTACGACGACTTGGCCGGCTCACTAATGATGATGGCCGACTGCATTATTGAGGCCGAAAAGGAGACTGCACAATGAGCAAAATTACTAACCCCGTGGTGCTTATCCATAAACGGGAAAACAGCGATACCTATGCAGTAGCCATTACCAGCGGCAGCACTGACTATCAGGATGCCATTCTGATGGCCTCGATGGAACCGGACATGATCGGGGATGACATCGATACCTGGAGCAAGACCGGCTATTACATGGCCGCAGAGATAGAGCGATTGCGCCAGCAGCTTATCGCGCCACTGAGCATAGGGGAATTATTGCAACGTCTGGAGTCACAAACTGGTGAGAAATGGGCGCGTGAGGTTTCCGGAACCACTAATGGTGAGCCATTAACTATCACCCTGCCCAATACCAGTTCGAAGGCGTTCTGGAGCGATACCGGAAAAAATGAGACGTTCCACCCTGAAACCTACCGCCGCTGGGTCAAAGAAGCGATTGAGCGGGCTTGTGTCATCGCCGGGATCGGCGTGGAGGTGAAGTGATGGCGACTTACAGCTACGGTTACGAATGGCGGCAAATACCTCAGTATGAGCCAGACCCGAAAACGGTATGCAATTTCTGCAAACAGGTTACTGCTGAAGACAAGATGATTGCAGGACCCGGCGTCAACATCTGCACGGAATGCGTAGAGCTGTGTAACGAGATTTTTGCAGACAAGCGAACCGAATACAGAAATAAAGCTATTAAAGATATTGCACAGACGCTTTGCACGGTAGAAGAAACACTTACCGTAGAAAGAGCCATAGCTTTAGCCGGGGGCGTTTTCGATGCAGGGTATCGTAAGGATAACCCAGCATGAACAATGACTTTGAAGTCTGGTGCCACTGCCGTGGCCTGAGCGTAGTGTGAGGTGCATATGAGCGATTTAATGACAACAAAACAGGTGGCCGATTACTGCGGAGTTTCGGTGTCAACGGTGCTGCGCTGGAACAGCATCAACGGTAAAACCGGCCAGAAGTACCGCCCCGAGTTCCCGGACCCGGATATAAAATCCTGCCCAAATAAATGGGCGGCACATAAAATTCACAGGTTCGCCGGAGTTATCCAGTAACGAGAGACTCCACCCGATCCCACCACGCCTGATAGGCTTTGCGTTGTTCTTCCATGTAATCGCTCTTGTCATAAACTTGCCAGACACCTGGCAGTTTATGACCGAGCATTATTTCAGCAACGTGTGGCTCTGTCAGATCAGAAAAATTTGTTCTCGCCGTTCTTCTCAAATCGTACAGTGACCAGTGTGGGAACTGATACCCCAGCCGCCGCCACGCATATTTCGTCAGGTTATACGGTAATGACTGTAATGACGATCTGCCAACCGGCTCCCGGCTATTCTCTTTCGTGAATACCATGACTGAGCCATTATTCATGGAAATAGCATATTTCACTAACTCTTCGACTGGCCCGATAATTGGGCGCTTGAGTGGCTTCCCAGTTACCGCTCCCGTTTTATGCCGCTCAGCTGGAACCGTCCATACCTTGCTGACCAGATCGAAATCACTCACTCTGGCCCCAATCAGCTCAGCAGGCCGACAACCAAAGTGCAGCAGCAGCTTAATAAAGACTCTGTATTTGGGAACTAAGCGGGAGCCATCAACGGCACCGTATAGGATCTTGATTTCTTCATGGCTCAGGAATCTTTCACCCTGACCTTTTTTGATGTCCATATCTTTGCTGGTTATATCGGATAAAGGCCGATTCTCCACCAGCTTTCTTTTGAAAGCCCATACGTGAGCCTGCTTTGCATTCACCAGTAGCCTATCAGCTATTCCAGGCAACCGATCGCTGATTGGCTCCAGTACTTCCAGCCAGTCGTGAAGACTGGCAATATCATGCGGCAAATTACCAATTTTTGGGAACAGGTGAATTTCGAAAGACCTGAGGATTTGCTCTGCGCCTTTCTTATTTTTCAGACAGTAGGCGTCATACCAAGCCCTGATCACCGATTCAACGGTTAACGCGCCCGTGGCGCGACGTTTTTCAGCCATCCTGACTAACTTGGGGTTTCTGTTAGCCTCCAGCTCACCACGCAACCGGATCACTTCATCGCGAGCCTCTTTGAGACCGGTAGCAGGATAAGAACCAATATCGATACGCTCGCCTTTCCCGGCCCACTGATAACGATATTGAAACACAACACGTCCTTTCGGTGACACTCTTACAGATAGGCCATCACGATCGGATTTTACCATTACCTTTTCGCGTTCCTTTCCTGAGACCGAACGCAACCATGTATCAGACAGCGCCATAAACCACCTTGTACAAACTTAAAAAATCATCTTCGGTTTGTACATTATGTACAAGCACATGTACAGAATTTTGCTAAAAGCAATCGCATTAAAGCGTGATCAATTGAAAGGAGTTAAAGCGGATTAAAGTAATTAATCGTTGATACAGCAAGAATGGCAGGTGATTTGTGAAAGGAGTTTGAAAAATCTGACAGGTTTTTATTTTACTTAATGAGGGGTGATTCGTGGGGGTGCGAGATAATGGCAAAAGTACGGCGCTTGGCCACCTCTTGCAGATAAGGAGACAACGTCATAATTAAATCTTCTTTTATAAGCGCGGCAGCACGCCACGCGTCATGGAATACAAAATTGCGGCTATTTTACCCATCAATGGGGGGCAGGCAATCATTGTTTACACAGGAGGTGCTCCAGTTCGTTCAACGACGTGACGGTCCAGGTCGGCTCAATGCCTTCAGGCTTCACGCGGCCATGCGCATTCAGCCAGACAGTCGACAGACCGGAGTTCATACCCCCCAGAATATCAGACTCTGCGGTATCCCCTACCATCAGCACGCGGTCGCGGTCAGGATTTCCGGCTTGCGCCAGGGCATAATCAAAAATTCGCGGATCCGGCTTCGGCACACCCACCTCTTCGGAGATCACCAGCGCGTCAAAATGATCGCGCAGGCCGGTGCGTTCAAGGCGGATCTGCTGCAGCGCGGTAAAGCCGTTGGTGATGATCCCAAGCTTCGCTTTACCTTTGAGAGAATCCAGCAGGGAAACCGCGCCCGGCAGTGGGGAGCAAATCTCTGCCATCGCATTGAGAAAAGCTTCGTTCAGCGAGCCCGGACTGACGTTTAAGCGTTCCGCCCACGCGTCAAAACGCTGGTGCTGGAGTTGTAACGCGGTGATGGCGCCGTTCTGATAATCCACCCACAGCGGCTTGTTCACCGCCTGATAGTCCTGAAAATCTTCAGCGGTGAAGGTCACGCTATAGTCGAGAAACATCCGCTGTAGGCCGCCGAACGCGTCAAAGGTAAACAGCGTTTCGTCGGCATCAAAGAAAATCCAGTCCCATTTCATCGTTACAACCTTATCTTTGTTATCCAATTGGCAGAGCCATAATAATGGCGTCTTCACGTCCCTCTGCGGTGGGGTAGTAGTTACGGCGGATTGTCGCCTCGTTAAAGCCTAAGCCTTCATAGAGCGCGATGGCGGCGACATTCGACGCGCGCACCTCCAGCCAGAGGGTAAAAACGTCACGGGTTTCGAGCTCACGAATGAGATGCTCAAGCAGTTCTCTTCCCAGTCCCCGGCGCTGAAACGCAGGGTCAACCGCGATGTTAAACAGCGTCGCCTCATCAAGGACGACCTGCGTTATGGCAAACGCCGCCATAGTGCCGTCAACGTCCAGCCGGTAGTTGAGGTACCGATCGCCCTGGTTGCTGGCGAACGTTTTTTCGCTCCACGGAAACGCGTGGGCGCGTGTTTCAATCGCGAACGCGGTGGTCAGGTCAGGCGTCGTGAGGGAAGAAATCGTGTTCATATTCGCAGATTTGTTGCCATAGCGCGCTGCGCGCTTTTGGGTTGGCTTTCAGTTCGTCCAGCGCTGGCGAGCAGATCTGACTCCCCTGAAGAGAGATGTCGGTCGTCTCTCCGATGCGCCAGCTGTTACACCGACTCTCAGGAGGAAGCATTGCCACCCGTTCCGGCGTCAGCTGTAAAACCTGGTCGGAAGTCAGCTTCAGGCTGCGAAGGACATCACCAATCAGGGGTTCATTCAGGGCAGGCAGTTCTTCCGCCACCATCACCAGCCTGACGTGCGCCGGGATGGAGATAGCGATTTCGCCCTGCAACGCCGTCGGGCGACGCAAGGCCCACTGGGTGATGCCCAGCTGCTGCAACTGCCAGTCTCGTCGGGATGTCATAGCGAAAACTCCTGTCTCTCAGGCGCGCAAATATAGCAAATGTGTCGAAAGTGCGCCATCTACCTACTATAATCCCCGCCTGAGTTTATTGAGGAACAATTCATGTCTGCATTTACCCCGGCAAGTGAAGTCTTGCTGCGTCACAGTGATGATTTCGAAGAAAGCCGTATTCTGTTTGCCGGAGATATGCAGGATGATCTGCCTGCGCGTTTCGACTGTGCTGAAAGCCGTGCCCATACCCAATACTACCACCACTGGCAGGTGCTGAGCCGTCAGATGGGCGAGCGCGCGCGCTTTAGCCTGGTGGCGGAGCAGCGCGATATTGCTGACTGCGATACGCTGATCTACTACTGGCCGAAGAACAAGCCGGAAGCCCAGTTTCAGCTGATGAACCTGCTCTCCCTGCTGCCGGTGGGTTGCGACATTTTCGTTGTCGGTGAGAACCGCAGCGGCGTGCGCAGTGCTGAACAGATGCTGGAAGGCTATGCGCCACTGAATAAAGTCGACAGTGCGCGTCGCTGCGGTCTGTACCATGGTCGTCTGGAAAAACAGACAGAATTCGATGCTAACACCTACTGGGACGAGTATCAGCTTGACGGCCTGACCATCAAAACCCTGCCGGGCGTGTTCAGCCGTGATGCGCTGGATACCGGCAGTAAGCTGCTGCTTTCTACCCTGACACCACACACCAAAGGCAAAGTGCTGGACGTGGGCTGCGGCGCGGGCGTACTTTCAACGGTGCTTGCCAGCCATTCGCCTAAAGTCCGTTTAACCCTGTGTGATGTGAGCGCCCCGGCGGTAGAAGCCAGCCGTGCAACGCTTGCCGCAAACGGCATTGAAGGCGATGTTATTGCCAGCAACGTCTTCTCTGACGTGACCGGCCGCTTTGACATGATCATCTCTAACCCGCCGTTCCACGACGGTATGGAGACCAGCCTCGAAGCGGCGCAAGCGCTGATTCGTGGTGCGACCCGTCACCTCAACAGCGGCGGTGAACTGCGTATCGTCGCGAACGCCTTCCTGGCGTATCCGAAAGTGCTGGATGAAACCTTTGGCTTCCACGAAGTGATCGCCCAGACCGGCCGTTTTAAGGTGTATCGCACCGTGATGACGCGTCAGGCCAAAAAGTAATCTCCCGTTCTGTTTGCCAGATAAGCGCATGCGCTATCCGGCAAACAGGCACCTCGCTCCCGACCATTTTTGCAGCGATCAATAAATCGTGCGCACTTTTCTGTTGACGTAAAGCTGAAAACATCTAGAATGCGCCTCCGTGGTTACGATACTTTTACAGTATCGATGGTATGCGAAGGTGGCGGAATTGGTAGACGCGCTAGCTTCAGGTGTTAGTGTCCTTACGGATGTGGGGGTTCGAGTCCCCCCCCTCGCACCATAAATCACGTTGATATTGCTCGCACTGGGCGAAGGTGGCGGAATTGGTAGACGCGCTAGCTTCAGGTGTTAGTGTCCTTAGGATGTGGGGGTTCGAGTCCCCCCCCTCGCACCA